AGGACTTTTGACAATAATTTATACGGAGAAAGAGAGGTTAACTCTACCTCTTTTGTTACTATCTATGGCAGCTTTGATTTTAAAAGTGGCAATACAACTTATGATGCTGACGCATTAATCAACAAACAAATGATAGAATGTCTAGTTAGATACAGAACAGACATAGGAGTAAGCCCACAATATGCTTTAACTTTTGGCTCTACTGTTTATTCAATCAAAAGCATAAAAGAAGTAGGAAGAAAAGATAAACTAATACTTACATTGGTGGAAACCGATGCACTAGACTTAACGGTATAATGGCTACAGTATTTACAGAAAAAAATCTTAGAGGTAATCAAGGAGGACATCAAGGTCTTGTTGGATTTCAAATAGATGAGCAAGAACTTAAAGCCTTAATTAAGAGTATTGAAAAGCTAGGTATGTCTGATAGCCAAACTAAAGTAAAACTAAGACAAGGAATGAGAAAGGCTGCAAAGCCATTAGTAGATGAGTTAAGAAATGAAATAGATAAAGTAGAAGGTAAAAATAATGTAGGCAATAAAAATAGAGCTACTGGTAGACTTAAAAAAAGTATAGCTGTTATAAATGGTAAAATGAGAAGGGGTGCAGCTCCAGCAGTTTATGTAGGTCCAAGAGTTAAGGGTGCTTTTGCCAATAAGTCTAAAAGTGGTTTTCACTTCTTTTTCTTAGAGTATGGATTTAGAGGTAAGCCAGGAGCAAGAATGTTGGATAAAGTCTATGCTAGTGGAACTGCTAAGATGGCTCAAAGCAATGTTATTAATGAAATAAAAAAAGAGATAGAAAGGCTCTGGAGTAAAAGAATGAAATAATGGAAGTAGGTAAAGCAATATTTGATATTTTAACAAGTGACTCTGGTTTACTGAATTTAGTTTCTGATACTGGTTCAAATCCTAGAATTTTCCCAAGTCGTTATGACTTTCCTATTGATGTTAAAGTTCCTTATATTACTTATCAAGTTGTATCAGACGAACCTAACAACACAAAGAACGGAGTAAGTCAGTATGACTATGTTACAGTACAAATAAGCATTTATGATACTAGATATAGTGGATTGATTGATTTAGCTGGTAAAGTTAGAACAGCTTTAGATTATGTAAGTGGAACATTTAGACATGTGCAAGTAGATAAGATATTTTTCCAAAATCAAAATGAATTATTTGACGATTCTGCTGGACAGCAAGGGTTTTATGGAATAGCACAAGATTACAGATTTAATATAAATAGATAGATATGTATAAAGTAAAGATAAAAAAAGATATTGAATGTAGAGGAATAGAATACAAACAAGGCGAATCTTACGAGGTTGGTCGAGTTGTAAGAAACTATCTCCAAGCAAACGATGCAATAGATACAACAAAGAAGAAGTCTAAAAATAAAGATTTAGATATTAGCTAATTATAAATTTTAAAATTAAAAGAAAATGGCAATTTTTAACGGAACGGATTTAATCCTAAAAGTCAGTCCATCTAGTGGGGGAACGGCTGTAAAATTGATGCACTCTCAGAATGTATCATTAAGTATGAACGTAGATACAATTGATATCTCAACAAAAGATTCTAGTGGTTACAGAGACCTACTAGCTGGTCAAATGTCTTACAGCTTATCAGCAGATGGTCTTATGGACTTTGCTGGTGTTGCTGGTGATACAGAGGTAGATGAATTATTTAACCAGATGTTTCAACCAGTTGGTGGAACTGGTAGAACTGCTGTAACATTTGCTTTTGGCTTTACTACTCCAGCTACTGGAGAGTATAGTTATAGTGGTAGTGGTTTCATTACTTCTTTAGAAATAAGTGGAGGTACAGAAGATGCTCCAACTTATTCTGTAAGTATTGAAGGAACTGGAGCCTTAGTTCAGGCTGTGGCTTAATTAATTTCTTTGTTGGTTGGGGATTGTGCTACGGCACGTCTCCCAACTAGCAATTTAAAACTAACAAAGATATGTACGAAGTAGTTATAATAAATGGTAAAGATTACCCAGTAAGATTTGGAATGAACTCGTTGAGGTTATTCTGTAAAGATACTGGAAGAAGTTTAGCTGACTTAGATAAGCTAGGAGATGGAATGAGCTTAGACGATGCTTGTTATCTAATTCTAAACGGAATAAAAGACGGCTCACGAGTGAGTGGTCAAGAATGTTCTTTAAATGTTGATGATGTCGCTGACTTGCTAGACGAAGATTTTGAGGCACTGAATAAAGTGCTAGAGATATTTTCTACTCAATTCTCTGCTAAATTTGAAACGGAGGGAAACGACAAAGCCACGAAGAAAGTGGCAAAGAAGAAGAAGTAACTTGGGATAAATTAGAGGCTATAGGTTATGGCTTCGGTTTACTACCTAAAGACTTTTGGAGTTTAACATTCCACGAGTTTCTATGTATGCAGAAAGGCTTTAATGATAGAGTACAAAGAGAGCAGCAGTGGGAATGGGAGAGAGTGCGTTGGTTGGCTTGTGTTAATTTACAGCCACACACTAAGAAAGGACAAAACCTAACACCACAAAAGCTGATGAAGTTTGATTGGGAGAAAAAAGAAGTTAAGACCGACATTAAGAAACAAAAGAAAAGAGCAGAATATGTTAAAAAGAAATACGAATTGTTAAATAAAGACAATGGCACAGAAAACTCTTAGCGTAAAATTATCACTAAACGATAAGCAATTCCAAAGCAGCTTGAAGAAGGCTACTAGGAAAATGAAGAAGTTTGGAAAGTCAATGAAAAGTACTGGTCAAAATATGACCAAAAGTCTTACAATGCCTCTTTTAGCTTTAGGTGGAGCATCAGTAAAGTTAGCATCTGACTTTGAAACATCAATGACAAAAATATCTACTCTTGTTGGAGCATCTGCAAAAGATTTGAAAGAGTATGAAAAGGGCATAATGCAATTATCCGAACAAGTTGGAATTTCCGCAAAAGATTTGGCTGATGGTATGTTCTTCATTACTTCATCTGGTTTTGAAGGAGCAGAGGCATTAGAAGCTCTAGAAATATCAGCAAAGGCATCTTCAATGGGTATGGGTGAAATGTCATCTATTTCTAATGCTTTGACATCTATAATGACTGCATACGCTGATGAGCAAATGACAGCAGCTAAGGCGGGTGATTTACTACACGAGACATTAAAGCAAGGTAAGTTTGATGCTGGGCAGTTTATGGATAGTCTAGGTAGTGTAATTCCAGTTGCTGCTGGTGCTGGTGTTAGTATGGAAGAACTAGGAGCGGCATCTGCAACAATGTCAAAATTAAGTGGTGATGCTGCTGGTACATTGACAGCTATGAGGTCTTTAATGTTATCACTACTTAAACCATCAGAAAAACAAAAAGAAATATTAGCAGGTATTGGGATGACATCTGAACAATTAGGGAGGATGATGGATGAAAGTTTACTTGGTACTATGCAACATTTATTTACATCATTAGATGGTAATAATGAGGCCTTGTTTAATATGTTTGGTAGTTCTAAAGCTGTTGTTGGAGCTTTATCAACAATGGGTTTGCAATCAGAAACTTATACCAAAGTTTTGGATGGAATGAACAACAGCGTAGGTAATATTAACGAAGGTTTTAACACACTATCAGGTACATCTGGATTTAAATTTAAACAAACTTTAGTAAAACTTCAAAACGTAGGAATTGAGATAGGTAACATTCTATTACCAATAGTTATTGATTTAGCTGATGGATTTAAAAACCTATTAAATAAATTTAACCAACTCTCTCCAGATGCTAAAAAGATGTCTGTTGTTGTTGGTATTTTAGCTGGTGCTTTAGGTCCATTATTAGTCGTTTTAGGAAGTGTAATGTCAATAGTTGCTGTCCTTAGTATAAAAATAATTGCAATTGTTGCTGCGCTTGCCGCATTAGCTTTAGGTATTCTTTTTGTTAATGATAATTGGGAGGCATTTAAAGAAAGATTTAAAGATATTGATTGGTGGAGAAATGCTTTATTAGAGATGATTGCAGTGCTTATAGAGTTCAATCCAATGGGTTTATTACAAAAAGGATTTAATTCACTTTTAGAAACGTTAGGGGTTAAAATTCCCAATCCATTTGAAGAAACAGCTGACTTTTTTAGAGATATGAAAGTCGAACTAAAAGACTATGAAAACGACTTTGATGACTTTAGTACTTTTATCGGTAATCAAGGTAAAAAAATTAAAAAGGCTTTAAATATTTTTGGTGATGGTTTGGGTATTGGTGGTGGTGGTGATGGAGTAACCACTCCAAAAAGTGGTACAGCTCCAGTAACAGATGCACCAATACAAAACAATTCACTTCAAAATATTTTAGATTCAGTCAAGTTTATAAATAAAGAACAATCTTTAATTACAGTACCTTTATTTAACAAAGGCTATTCGGTTGAGGTCGATGAGTTTACTAATTTAATGGGTAACATAACCACAATACAAGAAGAAATGAGTCAAAGTTTTATTAGTTTTGGCAATGTTCTTCAAGGCACTTTTGCACAAGCGTTGCAGAGTTCAGACGGTTTCTTTAAATCTTTTGTATCTGGTGCTAAACGAGCTATGTCGGCATTGTTAGCACAACTTGCTGCAACTGCTGCTCTTAATGCTTTGTTAGGTGGAAGTAATTTTGGAAAAATGTTAGGATTTACAGACATTGATGGTGCTGGAGGAATAGGAAATTTATTTGGTGGTTTATTAGGTAAAGGAATATCTAAAAATGCAGATGGTGGATTGATACAACAACCCCACTTTGGTTTAATTGGAGAGGCTGGACCAGAGGTTGTAATGCCATTAAATCAATTTTTGAATAGAGAAAATAATGGTAGTGGGGCTGTTCAAGTATTTGGTACAATAAGTGGTCAAGATATATTACTAAGCTCAGATAGAGCAAGAAACAATAGAACTAGAACTAGAGGTTACTAATGGCAATAGATAATAGAATACAATTCAAGTTTCAAAGTGATAGAGGTACTTATTACAGAATTACAATCATTGACACTCTTAGCTCAACATCTAGTTTATATGATGATGTATTTGCTAACGATGAGGGTTTTAAATTAACTTATGAAACCAATGACGATGACCGATTTACTGGCTTAATACCATCTAAAGTTGATTTAGGTTTTTTTATCGATGATAATTCTGGAGATGGCAACCCTAGTAATGTTATATCTATTATAAACTCTATAAGGACATCAGACTATAAAAGGTGGCAGCTAAAAATAGAGAACTCAACAAACGATTCAACTTATTATTTATTTTGGGCTGGTAACTTGCTAAATGATATTAACTCAGAAGAAGATATATCTTTACCAAGAGAAATTAAGTTAACGGCAATATGTGGACTTGGTGCTTTAGATAATATACCATTCAATGAAGATGTTGCTTATAATTTTAATATTCTTTATACTGGTTATCGATATATATACAATTCATTGACTAATGATGTTGATACAGAAAACAATTGGGGTACGAGTGATGTATTTATAAGAACGGTAGTAGATTGGACACCATATCCAGCATCTAGAGCTGCTGGGAGAGACCCTCTCAACATATCAAAATTTAGAGCTTCTGCTTATGCTCCAGTTGATGATAATGGAG